CGGGTCAAGCACGCGATAGCTAAGCTTCACTGTGTCGTTGACCTCGCGTTCCTTGATGCCGCGCGCCACAGCGTCGGCGTGGAGCTTTAGGCCTTCGTTCGGCTTCTTGGCGCCGTACCATTCACGGTAGCGGACAAGGCAGCCACGCGGGATCTGGACGCGGTGCCCACCGTCGCGCGCCTCCACCGTGATCGGGTCGGAGGCGACAGCCCACCAGCCGAACGAGAATGGCTTGGCTGAGCCCCAATCGCCCGACATGAAACGCAGCCAGTGCGCCGGGATCTCGAACGGCCGCACAATGTGCCGCTGAGGAGCCCAACAATCGAAGAAGGCTCCCTCGATCACGTCCCAATTGCCATAACGCATGGCCTGCACAAGCGTCGCCGACCCGAGCCCTTGCAGGCGCATCTCATAGCCAGGATCATCGACGCTCATGCTCGGGTTATCCTCGAGCAACGCCGGAATGAACTGGCGCATCATGCCGCCTTCCTCCGGCGCGGCCTGGTAGACCTCATAGGAGCCGCGGTCCACGAACGTCGCCTTCACCCAAAGATGTCCGATGTTGCCCGGGTTGGCGCCGGCCAAAATGCGGGGGAAGCGGCCAGCGTAGTTTGCCGGCACGGTAAGCCCCACCATGCGCACGCGATTGCGCAGGAAGCGGTACATGCTCTCGGTGAAGTGCGTGAGCTCATCGACCAGCAGGACGTGGATCTCGGCGCCCTGGTACTTGTAGATGTCCTTCTCGTCCTTGCAGTGGCAGAGGTAGATGCGGCTGCCGTTCCAGAACCGGATTTCGTCGTCCACGATCTTGACGAAGCCGCACATGACCCACCCGGCGAGGATGGCGCGAAAGCCTTTTGGGCCTTCCATGTGGTTCTTGATGAGATCGTCACGGATGCGGCGGAACAGATAGACCTGGAGCCCTGAGACAGCCGCGCACCATGTGATGGCGGCAACGCGCATGAGATGGGACTTTCCGCCTCCAGCCGCACCGCCATAGAGGATTTCAGTCGCGGCGCTGTCAAAGGCGATGGATTGCTTGGCGTGCAACTCAAGGCTGAGTTCATTGTGCCTTGACGACATTCAGCACCGGAACCATGGCGTTACCGTCTGGGTCGGTGAAGCCTGTTTCACTCTTGTCGCGCCACTTATCTTTGCGACGGTTCTTGAGCCAGAAGATCGCGGCTGCCGTGTCGGCTGCTACGCGCTCACGGATGGGAGCGTAAACAGGCTCCAACGCGCCGGCCGGCATGAACACTTTCACGGCGTCCTGCTCATAGCCGATCGCCTTCTGGTACAATGAGCGCTCGACGCGATCGTCTGCGATCTCACCCGCGCTTTTTATGGCCTCGCGAAATTCAGGGTGCGCCGCCTTCCATCGGTAAAGCGTGGCAATATTTACCTCAAAGAAGTCGGCCAGTTCCTGATCCGTAAAGCCATGTTCGCAGAGAGGTACAACCTGCTTTGCGAACTCCGGCTTGTACTTCGTGGGTCGGCCGCTCTTGGTGTCCGGCATGTGTTACACGTAGTCGCTGATCAAGAGGCCTTCATCTCCATAGCGGAGCGTCTTCCTGACCCTGATGGTGAAGGGGAAGACGTTGGAGGCGCTGGTTGTTGCCTTCAGGGTGATTTTGCCGTCGTCAGACGGGTTGGAGATGGTGAGCGTTACGTTGGGGCTCGAGGTGCTGGCGGTTGCTGTGCAGCCCTCTGCCGTTGCTGTGGCGGTGCTGATCGTCTCACCGCTATTCAGGAACTCGGAGAAGTTGACCGTGAGCGTGTCCACTTGATCGGGGTCCATGAGGATCAACGGCTCTCCGGTGTTGTCCCTGCGGACGTTGCGGAGGGCCGTGATGCCTCTTTGGGCAATGCCGATGTAATGGCGGGTCACGCTGCTGCCAGTCTGCGGAGGTCGTTAGCGCATGCCAGCTCTCCGAGAGTCTGTGAGCGGGCTACGGGCCTGGGGTACGCGCGAGTAGCAGGCACCTCGGGGGAGGTGGCCGAGGGGCGATTGCCGGACTGCTCGCCAACGGGTTGGGTGATTGATGTGACGATGCTGCTGCTGACGGCCATCAAGACAGGCCATGCAGCGACAAGCGTGACGACCGACGCAAGCACAGCGACGATGATTGCCGTTGCAACGCCAGTGCCCTCGTTCGCAGCCGTGACCATTGCGGCGTCAGGATCGGCAGCCAGGTTGAAGCTGATCAGCTTCGCATAAAGCGTGCTTTGGTTTGCCGTGCTGGAGATGCCAGCGTCAGTGCCGGCCAGATCGGCACGGAGCTTGGCCAACACCTTTTTGGTCGCGTCAATGCGCTGCGTCAGGTCGGAACTTTGCTCAGCAACGGCAATCTGCCCCTGAATGCTGGCGATCTGATCCTGAATGGCGCGGCACTTGCGGCCACAGCCACCGAGACGGCTCTCAGAGGCTTCGGCGGCTTTCAGGCCCTCTACCTGCTTGCGGAGACCGTCAGCCGTTACCGTCGCCGCCCATGCGTTCTGCTCAAGCAGGCTAGCGAGCTGCCCCTCGAACAGATTCAGGCTGCGCTCGCTTTCCTCGATCTTGGACTGACGGCCGGCATAAGTGGTCTGCTGCACCTTAGCCGACTGCACTTCGCCCATGCGGTTGGCGGTGCTGACACCCATATTGGACCAGCAATTGAAGGCGAAGGCCAGCGCCCAGGCAAAGCCTAGTCCGCGGGACATCCACGCCCAGCCGATGCGATTGAAGAACACGACGAAGACAAGCAGGATGCCGCTTGCAAGGCTCACAGCCGCGTAGATGATGGCCATCTCGGTGGCGATCGACCAGCCGAACTTAGCGCTGAGCCACATATCGCCTGCCATCAGCAGAACGCCGAGAACGCTGAACCACCGGAAATAGGATTTCAGGCCGTCGGGGATCTGCATCGTCGTGCTCCTCACTTCAGGAGGTCAAACTTCATGCGCACGCCAACGCGGATCGTGTCGCTCTCGGGGTCGATGTTGGCGCCGAGGGCGGTCTTTCTCTCGTCGAAGCTGGTGTGCGACCACTCCACGAAAGCCGTGAGGTTCTCGACGGCGATGTCGATCTCCAACCCGGCGCCGTAGGTGATGCCGGTCGGGTCGATCTCAAGGCCGGGGTAGGAAACCTCGGTGCCGCTGATGCCGACGAGGCCATAGACGAGCGTGCCGGGGTTGATCTTGACGCCGGCGCGAAGGGCAACGGTCCACATCTGGTCGATGTCGATGGATCCGGTGCCGAGCGTGGAATGCACGTCCATAAGCTCGTAGCGGGCAAGAGCGCCGATCACCGTGGAGCCGATGGCGTAATCGCACCCCAAGCCCACGCCGCCCTGCAGGCCGCTGGCGGTGACGGTGACGGGGCCGGTGAGATCCGTCGAGGTGGCCGAGGCCGTCTTCCCGGCGCTCAGTTCGCCGTAGCAGGTGACGCCAGCGACAGCAGGCGCGGCAGTGAGAGCCACGCCAACGAGCGCGGCGGCGATGGTGCGCAGCATTTGGGTGGTCTCCTAGTGGACTGCTACGGAGGGCATCGGGTCAAGGGCGCGCTCGTCTTCCAACTCGGAGACGAGCAAATACGCGTCGTTGATGGCCTGCTGGAGCCGGCGGGCCATTTGGGTGGCGCTCACACCGAACTCGTCGCCGTAATGAAACAGGTCTAAAATGGCGAGATCGATCTCGTCCTGGTCCATCACTGCGTCGCCTGAGCCTCTGCACGCTTCGCCAACCATTCTTCCAGTTGGCGCGCGCGGAGTTTGCGTTCGTACTCAAGCACCTGCGCCCGTGTGGCGTACTTGCCCGGCATCTCTTCTTCTTCAGGCGTGCGGTCCGGGCACAATGAGGAGATCTGCGTCTTCACGTTGCGAAGCTGACTTTCCAGGTCGGCTTTGCGGCGCTCCAGTTCGTCAAGCTGCACATCGACCGGGAGAACACGCTCGGGCTTACCCTTGCGCCGAGGCTCGAAACAGACGAACTGGCCAAACATGCGTGTCGCCGCAGCCCTATACGCTTGATGCGCGGCATAGGCGCTCTCGAACGTGCCGGGGATCTTCTGGATTTTCCCGTTGACGACAATGCTAGCGACCCATCGGCCGCTCTTCGTTTGCTGCACGCCCTTGTAGCCGAAGTTGGCATCTTTCGGCCTGCGGTTCTGGGCATTCTGCCGAGCGGTAGCGGGCCGAAGATTGGACCATCGGTTATCGGATGGGTCGCCGTTCACGTGGTCGACCTGCTCCAGCGGCCAGTGACCGCACATCCACATGAAAGCGAGCCGGTGAAGCCCAACGCTGCGACCGCCGCACTGGACACGGAGATAACCGTTCGGCGTGGGCGTCCCAGCAGCCTTACCCGTCGCCTTGTCGGTGAAAACACCCGTCTCTGGGTTGTAGTCGAACCGCCCTCGCACCTCCGCTTGGGAGATGACAGGGTCAATTGCTTTGGGCACTTCTCTTCAGACCCCTCAAAGGTCGCCCGATTCTCGAGCCCCTCATCGGCGGGGGCGTCGGCGGGCTGGGTGCGCGAAGGCTGCCGTGAACAAAATCGAGCATACAATGCGGGCGGCGCGCGTCATCGTCCGTTACGAATCGCTATAGACGATATTGCGCCGTTTGTCAGTCACTTTTCAGCCACGGTTGTGGATGGAGGGCTACTGCGCCCGCCCTTTGTCCTCTCGTGCGCCTCAAAGCAGCCGTCGACACCAAACAGATAGACCGTCGCCATTCTAGGTCCTCCACCGCTCGGGCCACTGCTGCGGCGGCAGCCGTTCCATTGCTTCAGCCAGGGCGACGACCCAATCGGGGATCGGGTAGCGCCCCTTCATCCATCTGGAGACGTGCTCCTCAGAGACACCGACGACGTGCGCCAGCCGTCTCTGGCTTCCGGCGCACTGGATTAGAAGGGACAGGGCGTGTTCGTTTGACATGCCGCTATCTTAAAGATTTTTGCCGCTTCGTCCATCTTTTTTGATGCTGCGTCGTTTTATCGCTTGACGTGACATCAATCATGCGCTACATTCCAACCATCGACGGTCGTCCCGCGGCGGCTCTAACCGGCCCAGCACCGCAAACCGCACCCCGCCCAAAGGGCCAGCTCTCTGGCACCTCGGCGGACCTGACTACCTGACAGTCCATTGCCCCGGGCCGCGATATGCGGTGGCCGGGGCTTGGGCGTGCAAGCAACGGAGAGAGACCTATGGACGTAGCTTTCAAGTCTGCTCCCTACCCCGCCTACACGACTGCCCACCTCGAAGCTGAAATCGCAGCCGGGCGCGGCAATCCCAAGATGGTCGCAGAAGTCGCTAGGCGGCACGCGGTCAAGGCTGGCGATGTTAGCCAGATGACGGCGGGCGAACGGCTCCGAGCCGCGCGCAAGAACTAACCCTTCCCGGCTCCCCTTGCGAAAGCGAGAGGGAGCCGAAGGGCGTAGGGGGGACCGAACATCCTCACATAGAGCGGGCCGCAACGGTGTTGGAGCACCGAGGCGGCCCTTGATCCAACCCCGACATCACCGGGAGTTAGACCCTATGTCTACCACTACCACCGTGCGGTCCTGGGGCGCAATCTGCCTCGGGATCTTCTTCGCTCTCGTCACCGCTTACGTGCTGTTCTCGGACGTACTCGGCGGCGCGGCGATCACCACAGGCCATGTCCTGGCGCTGGCGGCCCTCGTGGCGGCCATTGCATCAGGCCACATGGCCGCTCCTGCGCTCCGGACCGGGGCCATCATCCCCGGCATCATGCTCGTCATGCTGTTCGTCGGAGGGACCGGCTACGTTGTCGTCTCGTCCGGCGCCAGAAACGCCGAGCAGGCCGGCAGCAAGGCCGCTGCGATCGAGGCCGCGAACAAAACTCGAGCGCACGAGGAGGAGCTGCTTGCCAAGGCCGAGGCAATGCTCGCCGAGGCTCAGGCCGACATGGCACGGGAGTGTGCCAGCGGTCGCGGCAAGCGCTGTCAGGGCCGCGAGGCGACGGTCAACGTCTACGCGGCTGCCATTAAGGGCCACAAGGCAACGCTCGCGGCGCTGCCTGCCCCACAAGCCCCGAGCGGGTACAGCCACGCGGCGAAAGTCCTTGCGTCGTGGGGCCTGCATGTGACGGACGACTGGCTCGCCCTGAACATGCCGTTCGTGACGGTGCTCATCACCGAGCTCGGCACGATCGCGTTCCTGCATCTGGGCCTCGGCCACAAGAGGCGTCCTCGGCTCGTCCCGGCCCTGCCGGCCAACGATCCGCTGCCGCCCGCCGAGGCGCCGGTTGACCCCGTGATCGACTGGGTGAGAGAGTTCCGCCGGGTGCATGGGCGGAACCCGCAGATCCCGGAGGTGCAGAAGCGGTTCCCGCGACTGCCCAAAACCACGGCATGGCGGAGAGCCACCGCAGCCTGAACCGAGCCTCGGCGGGAGCGATCCCGACCGGGGCTTTTTTGTTTTCAGCCTCGGTTCCATGGGTTCCACGCGGTTCCACCCGGTTCCAGTTTCAGTTCCACCCGGTTCCAAGTGCCCTGTTCATGCGGGTTTGCCGGTTCCACGAACCCGCGCCGTTACCGACGCGGGTTCCTCTTGTCTCGCACACGCGGGACTTAGGTTTTACTCGGCGGGATGCGTCTGTAGGCCATGCTATGCGGCCTCCAGATGGTCGGCCGACACAGGAACCTCGCAGAGCTTTCCGAGCATGTGGATCTCCGTGATGATTTTCCCGCGTTCGATACGCCGGACAACGCCCTCGAGCGCGGCGAACGCACCGCGCCGAATGGCGACTGAATCACCGGGCCGCCAGCGGACGCCGCGATGGCGCTCGACGGGGCGGGACAGCAGCTCGATGGCGTCCACCTCACGCTGCGCCAAGCGGGCCGGCCGGCCGTTAAACATGATCGCGCCCTTGATGTCCCGGACGGCGGCGACCGTCGGCCAATGGCTGTCAGGCACGGCCGCGAACACGTAGCCGCGGATGATGGGCGACTTCCGGATGGTCTCGCGGCCCCTGCCGAAGCGGGACACGTCGAACTCGACGGGCACGTAGGCAGAGAGCCCGAGTCTGTGCAACTCGTCCCTTGCACGAAATTCGCGGCACGGGGCGGATCGAAGTATGGTCCAGGTCAATGAGTGCCTCGCAGTTGTGATCTGGTACGCAGGCACGGGGGAATTGGCGTCTACTGCTGACCTCTTGCTCTGATGGCGGCGGCGATGTCGCCCGCATCTGTCGCTCGCGTCAGATATTGTGCTGCCACCTGCGGCGTAGCCATGTACGGTTCGCTCGCTTTTGCCAGTTCGGTTGCCCATTGCTCCGCGATCTTGGCGCAGGCCTCACGCTCGGCGGCGATGGCCTCGTCGAACGCCGCCTCTGTCAACTCATGCTCATGCACGACGCGGCCAGATCGCCGTGCTTTATCCATCGCGGTGATCAATCTCTCCGCCATAATCCTCGCCTTAGTCATGCGCGGTCCTCCGCCACCAACTCAAATTGATCGCCAAGAGGCGTGCGAGGCACCGCACCTTCGATGCGGCGTATTTCTCCATAGCGCAGGAGAGCGCAAAGACAGTCCGCAACGCCTGCCGAGCTGGACCAGCCCATCTTCTGCCCGATGGCCTTTCTGCTTGGCCAGCAGTCATTTTCAGCTATGTGCTCTCGGATGAATGACAACACTGCATGCCTCTGCTTGCGCTTGCTCATGCCTTCCTCGCCTTCTCGCGGTTGGCCTCGGGCATGCCTTTGGTCTCGTCCTCCAGCCACGCATTGTATTCGGCAATCAAAGCGGCCCGCCAATCTACCATTCCGTCCAGCATAACGATGCGTTCAGCTTGCTTTACTGCGTGCTTATCCCAAACAACGCGGCCTTCGCCTTCTTCGTCGTCCCACACCAATACTGCAATCGGAATATCGTGCTTCCGCAACCTTGCCTTGATCATGGCCTAATCTTTCTCTGCTCTGGTCGGAAAATGGTCGGAAATTCACCGACCAATTCCGACCAGTCACGTCGCTTTCGATCGAGCCCTGTTGGCCTTGAGGCCCTTCTCGACGCGGGCAGCCTTGAGAGCCTTGCCCTTGCGGAGAGGGGCGGGGGTGGAATCCTTCGGCTTGAACTTGCCGTCCTTCACGGTGCCTTTGACGCGGGTTGCCATGCTGGCCTCGTTGATGATGTCGATCAGTTGGTCGGCCCGCCGGCATTCGGCCTCGGTAAAATACGGCAGGCACTCGTGCATGCGGGCCAACTCGCGGCGAGCGCTGTCGGCGTCGATCACAGCTTCCCTCCCCGATAGAGCCACCAAGCCCCGCAGAGCCACGCCAGAGCCTGCTCTCCCGTCTGAGGCAGGAAGCTGGCCCGGACGCCAAACTTTGCCGCCACGGTGCCGGCAATGAGCACCAGCAGGGCAATGCCGACGATGGTGGTGATGATGGACGTAACTTGGCTGATGATCTGGCCGACGTTGAGGTTGGCGTTCACCGGCTATCCCCCTTGAGCTTGGTATCGATCGCACCGTCCACGGGCTGGATGCAGGGGCGGGCGATGATGCGGCAGGTCCACTTGTGGCCGTCGGAGATGCCGGTGTTTTTCGCCGCCGCCTCGAGGTTGCGATCGAGCCAGCTCTCCCCGAACGAGCTGCGGAAGCACTGCTTGACGAGGCCCGACCAGTCGGAATTTTGAATGTCCGCGTACATGGAGCCGTAGCGGACGGCCACGGCCTTCATCCAGCCAAGCTGGGCGTCGTTCCACGCGCGGTCCTGGCTGCTGTGGTCACGAGAGATGTTCTCCACGGCCGGGCAACAGCCGCCGTGACAATCCCGCTTGTCGATCTGGACCATGCGGATGGTGACGCCGTAGACGCGGGCCTCGGGGTGCTCGTCCTTGACGACCTTCGGCGCCGGCTTGGGCTTCGGCGTGTGCCGCTTGACCGGGCGCGGCTTGGCCCGGTGCTCGACGTGATGGCCCTGCCTGATCGTCTGGCCTATCCAGCGCTGGTCGTAGTCGTAGGCGGCCACTGGAGACGCGAGACACACAGCGGCAAGGGCGATTGCTATCCTCATGACGCAGGCTCCTCACAAATCCCATCCGACGGCGGGAGATAGGGACCGAGGCAGGAGGCTTCCAAGATCCTCGGCGTGTCGAAAGCCCTTTCGGCCGTCACCACCTTGCCGGCGCTGACCTCGCTCTCCGTGAGCTCGCAGATCATGCGGGAGACAGGGACAGGGCCAGACTCGCCGGTTTCCAGAACGGCCCACAGGAGCCAGATTTCGAGATTCATGCCGCCCCCATAATGTCGAGCAACGATCCGCCGGCCGACGCATCCTCGGCGTCGGCAATGAACCGGCATGCCTGCCGCCAGTAGCTTTCCTTTAACTCGAACCCGATGAACTTTCGGCGCGTCCGCATGGCGACAACGCCTTCAGACCCGATCCCCATGAACGGGGACAACACGACATCGCCCTGGTTTGACCACAGCCGGATGGCTCGCTCGATCAGCGGCAACTGCAACGGGCAAATATGCTTCTCATCTTCCTCGCATCGCGCCTGCCGGCCATTCAAGACGTCAGTCTGGTTGATATCCATCCACACGGGGCTGGCCCACTTCTGCCAGATATCGACAGGGATATCCTGTGTCGAGTGCTCGATTGGCTCGGGATTGTCGCCGGGCTTCCGAAACACCAGCAGATAGTCCGCCATGCCGGCCCGGCTCATGGCGCTGTCTTTTTTGAGCTGCTTGTAGAGTAGACCGATGGCTTTCGTGCGCTGCATCTCAACAACAGGGTCCTTCCAGATCGTGATGCGCGAATGATAGATAAACCCTGCATCCTGGTGCGCGCGCACGATGTCGTCGGAAAAGCCCTTGAGGCCGATATATCCGTCTTTCCCTTTGCGGGCAGGTAGATCCGTGCAGTGTACCGCAGTCAACCTCCCCGGTTTCAGGACGCGCATTTTTTGCGCGATAACATGCCCGTACTGCTCGAAAAAAGCGCTGTCAGAGACGTTGTTGCCCATATCGGCAGCGCTATCCGAATAGACGAAAAGATCCGAGAATGGCGGCGAGTATATCGAGAACCCGACGCTGGCGTCGGGCAGATCAGACATGCCCATAACGCAATCGCCATGAATCGCCGAAAATGTCTTGCCGTCGGCTTGATTGATAATGGTGTTCATGCTGCGCTCCCCTCGATCCAAGATGGAATGATGACGTTCTTTGTCGGCGTGTACGGCTTCCGTGGCTGGTGCACGTTAACCGCGCGGCTCATGGCACCGCGCATCTCGTTCTTCATGCGGTCATGATCGCCGCTCTTACGGCTCACCACGTCCCATATTGCCTTTTCCGTGTCCCCCATGGCGACATGGACGTGCACTGGCCGCGTCTGGCCGAACCTCCACGATCTCCGAATGGCCTGATAAAAGCTCTCGTAGCTGAACGATAGGCCAACAAATGCCTGCCTCGCGCAGTGCTGCCAGTTGAGACCGTATCCGGCGATACTCGGCTTGGTGACGATCACGCGGGCCTTGCCGAGACTGAACGCGACCAGCCTCTCCTCCTTTACGTCGGCACGCATGGAGCCGCGCACTTCCATCGCGTCCGGGATGCGGTTCGTGAGTGCATCAGCCTCATAATCGGTGTCGCACCACACGATCCACGGCTCGTCGCGCTCTGCGGCAACCATGGCAGCGATCCTGTCCGCCCGCGCATCAACCGTCATACGCTTCTCGCGATGGATTGACGTCGCACTGGTTTCTGGCATGCGCAGAAGCCGCGCCTGGCCGTCCTTCTCCTCGCCAGCATCAACCGAACGATCAACCTCTACTACGTGCTGGTGCATGACGAGATCGGGCAAAGAGAAATTACCATCATCGAAACCGATATCTGACGGCTTCGAGATGCACCGCGACCAGCTCGCGACCCAATCCCAGAAGGGGCGCACAGCATGCTTCTTTAGACGCCAGTCTTGACTAGCCGTGCTGGTGTCGTTGATGAACCACTGGGCCAGCATTTCCATGGTCCGCATGATGCCAAGGAACTCCGCGTGCTGGCCAAGCTCGGTATGATCGTTCGGCGCGGGCGTAGCGGTGCACGCGAGCTTGAAAGGCGTATCCGCAAATGCGCTCATGAGCGCTCGCGTCGTTGCTCCCGTGAAGGATTTCAGGATGGACGACTCGTCGAGAATGACGCCGGAAAAACTAGATGCGTCGAATTTTTCCAGCCGCTCGTAGTTGGTGATCCACACACCGGCCCCACTCACATCCTCTGGTTCGCGGATGTAGCGGGCCGCGATGCCGAACTTCTCCGCCTCCCGTTGATGCTGTGGACCGACAGCCAGAGGCGCCAGCATCAGGACCGGCTTATTCGTGTGCTCGACAACGACGCGCCCCCATTCGAGAGCGCACAGCGACTTGCCGAGGCCCGTGTCGAGAAACATCGCAGAGCACCCGGCGCGCAGTGCGAACTCCGTCGAATGTCTCTGATGCGGAAACATCTCATCAGCCAGGCGTGGGACGCGCGCCATGCCACGCGGCGAAAATGATGCGTTTTTTCTTTCCAGAAGATCGATGTAGTTGCTCATTGCCCCTTGGCCTCCCATTCCTGCTTGCGTTTGCGGATCTCGCAGAAGGCCTCGAATGTGGCCCTTGCGCGCGGGATACCGCCGTCGATCTCCTTGATGGCGGCGCGCTCCTCGAACTCATAGCGCCAGTCTTCGGACCATTTCTGCGCCGCGAGGCGGGCGTCGTGGGCGAGCTTCTCGAAGTCGGCCATCATTCATCGCGCTCCCCGGTCTGGCGGCGGGATTGCTCGGTGAGGCGGGCCAAGCCTTCCCGCGTCATGTGCAGGCCCTTGTTGGGGCTGTTGCGCTGCATGTCGTAGAAGCTTCCGGCGCTGGCATCGACCGGCCGAGGCGTCGGCTCTTGGCTCGTCAGCGTCAGCTTGGCTTTGAGATCAGCGACCAGTTTGTCGGTTCGTGCTCTTGCCTCCGGCGACACTTCGCGCCGCTCAATCTGCTCATGCTCAGCCGGCACATGGGGCCGGCGGTGGCGCGCAGCGTCGGCCAACGCCTTCCGCGTCTCGGCCAGAAGTTCTGCCGGCTTCGGCCAGAACGTGCTCGAGGCGATCAGCTTGTCGGCAGCCTTGCGCAGCGCGGCCTCATCGTAGCCGTCCATGCAGCGGGCATATTCTTTGAGAAACAGGTCCGGATCGGTCGTGCGCGGCTCGCCAAATACGGCCATAAACCGGGCAATGATCTCCTGCGAAATCGACATCAGGCGCACTCCTTGGCTGCGGCATCACGAAGGGCATCGGCAAGGGTTCGCTTGCCGGTCTGCTGCGGTCCTGCCCGCTGCGCTTTGGCGCGCGTAGCCTCGTAGCGAATGGTCTGGTCGTGGCGCTGGCCGGCGATGCGAGCGAGCTGGCTTGAGACCTGCGCCGACAGGGGGCGGGAACTGTTCGGCTGGATGAAACCGGCAACCTGCAGCAAGGCGAGGTCGAGCCGGTTCTCGTCGCCGTCGAACTTCTCGAGCCATTCGGCTCTCGTCCCGTTGACGAGGACGATGCGCTCCCCGTCCATGCGAACACCGCCGTCGTGGTGGTGAGCTCCGTGGCCGATCGCTTCCGACCAGAATTTGTGAGAGTTCGCGCGCCCGCTAACCCCTTTCGTCGACTTAGGAGCCGACTTACTGGAGCCGATATAAAGAGGAGTTCCGGAATTCGGAACCTCGGAGTTCCGAATTTCGGGTGTTCCGAGTTCCGAGTTTCGGGTGTTCCGATTTTCGGAACCATCGGAATTCGGAACCAGAACGAAGACCGTACTTGCTGCGTTCGGAGCCTTGTCGACTTCGATCAATCCGCGCTCGGCGAGAGCACCGCTTGCCATGCTGAATTGCGACTTGCTGAGACCGCACATAGCGCGCAATTGCTCTTGCGTCTTGCCGCGCACCTGCCGGGTGTCCTCGTCCATCTCGAGGCGGTAGGTCATGAGGACGCGAAGCTCGTTCGGCTTGAGGTCCAGGGCGAGGATGGCGCGCATCTCGTCGTACACACTCATTTCGCGGCCCTCGCCTTGATGCTGCCGAATTGCTTTGCTATCGTTTGCATAATGATCCTCCAGACGGGATCAGTTGGTTTCGAGTACCTGTCCAAGCCCCGGACAACGGATTGCCCCGGAGAGCCTAGCTCCGGGGCTTTTCTTTTTACGTTCCAAAAAGATGGCGGACGGCCTTGCCGGTGAGCGATGCCGGCGCTCTGGCGACCTCTGTCGGAACTGATGGACGGCCGACGATCCTGGCGCTGTAGGCGCGGCGGGCGTGGTCCTGGCAGTAAGGAAGGCCTGCCGACGCCTTGCAGCCGCAGAAGCCAAAACCGGGCTCTCCGGGCTCACCGACCGGCCACCGGCAATCGGTGCTCTCCAGCTCGGCGAACGTCTTGCGGGCGATGTCGGTGACTTCCTTGGGCGGCAGGGGCTCGGCGGTCAGAAGATCGGCCAGCGACTTCTCGCGCTTGTTCATCGGCGGCGCCTTTGCCTTGGAGCGGTGTCGCGTGCGGTGCTGGTGCTTGGCGGCGACGGCCTGACGCTCTGGCCTAGCCCTGCCGGCAAGCCCAAGGCGATGAGCTTTCCCGATGACGGCGTTGCGGCTTACAGCGCCGAGCTGGCCCGCGATCTGGCTGGCACTAAGACCTCTCGCCCAGAGCGTCTTGAGATCTTCGACCGCTTTATCTGTCCACATGTAACCCCCACTGTCCCAACTCGAATTTCTCCGGCGGACGGCCCGATTTGACCCCACATGATGTGCCCCCAATGGGGACCTCCTGCTGCTGGGCATCGGGCCTCTCTAGTCAGTCAGACGCCGCCGGACGCCTGCACAGGAGCGCAGCAGGAGGCTATGCCTCACGGCGAGCGGGACCGGTCACGCCCATGCGCGGCGCCTCTACACGGAGAGACCTAGAGCGCGCACATGGCCGATCCCGCTGGCGGTAGGGCCAGCAGACGCGATGCAACTGAGACTGACGCTGTACGGAGGGGACTAGGCCCGCCGACTTACGCGGCGGGCCTTACCTCGCGCGCACGGGACGGGCGAGCCTTGGGAGGGTGGCGCTCGATCCAACGCCGCACCTTGTCTATCGTGTGAGTCGTCACGTCGCGGCCCTTGCGGAGCCTCGTGACGAACGACCTATCCTTGAGCACAGCCCCGCCGAAGTCCGACGGGTTCATGCCGGAGGCCTGCAAGTAGGCCTCCACCTCAGCTAGAAATTGTTCGCGCAGGCTTGTCATGCCCCGAACGATAGTCGGATTCATGCAACGGCGCAATCTGTGTCATGAGTGCAACTGTGGATAAGTAGGAAGCATCCGATTTGTGTTGACGTGTCGTTAGCGTCCGACTAGTGTCAACTCATCACCGGGGCGCCGAACATCCTCCCCCCTTGGATGTGAGACAGCATCTCGCGGCGTCCCGGTGATGACCTCTAGGCACATGGGGCTGGGACAATGCTCGACGATATTTCCGACATGACACTCTCCGAAGTCCGGTCGTTCTTCTACTGCCGCGACGCCAAGCCCGAGGACCGGGTGGTCTACCTCGAACGGCGGCTGTCCGATCTCACCGACCTCTTGCTCAAGGAGCTGGCCGACCACGAGCGCACCCGCGACGAGCGCGACATGCTCGCCCAGAAGCTGGTGCAGCGCCCGAGCGCCACCGTGCTCGTCGGCATGATGATGGCGCGAGCGGACGAGGCCGGAGCTTTCCACGCAAGCGACATGATCGAGGTCCTGCAGACCATCGGGGGGCACGTGTGATGACCACCTTCGAATTCGATCTCGAGCTTCGAGACGGCGGTCAGGACATCGACATGCACGCTCGCGGCGTCGCATGGGTCACGCATGACGGAGTGATTGAGGAGGTCGGCCTCTACGTCTGGGACAAGCGCAACCGCACCTATGGGCCAGCGACGCGGCCCTACACGAAGGGCGGCATCTTCGATCTGGTCGCGCGCAACCTCTATGAGCAGATGCCCGACGCCATCGAGCGGGCCGCCGGCGAGCACGAGCCGGCAACGACGTTCTGGCGGCAGGCTGACAGCCTCATGCTGCCGATGCACCGATAATCAGATTGGCGACGCCTGAGGGCCGTTGTTGCGGGGGCAACGGGCGGCGCCGACCGGCGGGGGCTGGCGGGATAGTTGCGGGGACCAGCCCCCGCCATTTCGAGTGAAAAAATGATCAGTCCTGTTGAGTGGCTTTTCTGGGCTTTCGTTTGTGTGGTCGTTTCGGTCGCTCTAGGCGCGGCCATAGCGTGGATGGAGATAAAACGATGACCGGGGCAGGCAATGGACATCAGACGCAGGAACTGGGAAGCGGCTCTGATCTGGAGCACGGCGCTCCTTCTGGTGAGCGTGACGGCGGTCGGGCTCTCAGCAGCGGCGGCAATGGTGGTGGACGCGGTGTTGCGCTGAGGACGGGCGGCGTCATAGCCGGCATCGTACCGGGCAGCATTGAAGAGGTGTTCCGGCTGGCCAAAGCCGTGGCGGCGAGCGGCCTCGCCCCGCGCGACATGGCGAGCGCCGAAAAGCTGACGGTGGCAATCCTCCACGGGCTCGAGATCGGCATTCCGCCGATGATGGCCATCAACAAGATCGCCGTCGTCAACGGCAGGCCCACGCTCTGGGGCGACGCCATCCCGGCGATCCTTTGGAGCAAGGGGTTTAAGATCATCGAGGAGATCGGCACGGGACCGGGCGGAAAGTTTGCCGAGTGCACCGTGATCCGGCCGGGCGGCGAGAAGATCATCCGCACCTTCACCCAGGCAGACGCCACGACGGCAGGACTCTGGGGCAAGCAGGGGCCATGGAAGCAATACCCCGACCGCATGCTACAGATGCGCGCCCGCGGCCTCGCCGCTCGCGACGGCGCCGCCGACGTGCTGGCCGGCATCTACATCGCCGAAGAGATGCAGGACGTGCAGGAGCGCACGTCGAACGACCTCATGGACGAGGCGCCGGCGAGCACCATGCGCAAGTCGAGCTCGCAGGCGAAGCGGGACGGCGACGACGTGGCCTTCAACGAACTACGCGGCGCCGTAAGCGGTGCCGACACGCTGGCCGATCTGGAGGCTATCGAGACGCGCAACGCTGACCTGCTCAACACGCTGCCGCACGGCTGGGCGCGCATCCTCGCCACGGAGATCAACGATCGCCGGCAAGAGCTGCAGGAACTCACCGTGGAGGCCGAGTGATGGGCACCATCCCTCTCGACGCCGCATGGCAGGCTCATGAGCAGGCCTGCCGTGATCTGCAAATCGCCCTCGATGCCGCCATGGCCTCCGACGCGGTGAGCGATCGCCTCGCCATGGCGACGTGTCTAACAAGCCTCCGCTACATCGAGGCCAACGGGCTCACGGATGAGGGCCGCAAGCGGCTCAGGACGGCGATTGCCGCCTGCCGCTCAGCCATGGGGATCGAGCGATGAACATCCGCACCACATTCGACCCAAAGCCTATCCCCGATCGCCGCTTCGATTGGCTCGCCGTCGATGACGATACCTACGACGGCCCTCCCTGTCCTGTCGGACACGGCGCGACGGAGGAGGAGGCCATCGAGGATCTGCGGCTCAAGCTGGAGGCGGATGAGAAATGAGCGAGACCAGATTCACGCCGGGGCCGTGGTATTATACAAGTGATTATGGGGGGTTCGAGCTCGCTGATCACGACGGGAGTTATATTCATAGCGAACTCATATGGGATTCACCCAAACGAAAAACATTAATCGCCGAAGTTGATGGGCGGACAAAAAATAACTGCCGCGCAAACACTTCTTTGATCGCGTCCGCGCCAGAGCTTTACGCGGCGCTGGAGAACCTTCTCAAAGCAAGCGACGCATTCGATGAAGACATTGCGTCCGTGGAACTCGAGAAAGTTTACATGGCGGCGCAGAAAGCGGCCCGTGCCGCCCTCTCCAAAGCAAGGGGAGAGACGCCATGAAAGAACGCCGCTGGTGGAACGCCACGCCGCAGACGGACCCAGGCGAGACCGTGGTCCCTATCCGGCGCCAGACATTCGAGAGCCTCGCCGGCATCCGCCAACGCGCCATCGAGGAGCGGCACGAGATCCTGACCGAGCGCCAGCGCCTCGAGAGCGCCTACGCGGCCGAGATGGCCCGCATGGACGACCTGCTGCGGCGTGCTGACGAAAGGCTCAAGGCTGCCGAGGACCAGATCCGCGGCATGCTGGCCGAGATCGGGATTTCCGCAAAGTTCGTGGCGGATGTCGGCGAGGAGCCCACGCCATGAGCAACCGCAAGATCCCGGCGCATCTGTTCTCCGCGATCGGCACCTATGTGCGGGCTGGCTACGGCTGGGAGGACGCCTACGTGAAACTTCTCCGCAAGGGCCTCATCGGCAGGCACGACAAAGAGGCCGTGCGCACAGTGGCCATGTCCTACTGGCCAAAGCCAAAGGTGGAGGATGTCGCATGAGGGACTGCCCACACTGCGGCTGCGAGCTGGCCCCGTCGTCGGGCGGCAAGCCCAGGAGCGTCGAGCAGATCCGGCGCTACTTCGCGATCATCAAGGCCGCGTTCTTCCACTGGCCCGAGGACAACGAGCGGCAGTTCGCCAACAGCGAGGAATTGAGAGCCTACCTCCAGATGAAGGCCGGCGCGCGCGAGATCGGGGCGCAGATCCCGCTCACCGGCTTGCCGAAGGAGCGAGCCATGATGCTGGCCGAGGCCGCCATCCGCGGCGCGGGCTCCTACGCCATGCCGGTGATCCACGGTGACACGTTGGTGGTATTCCGACCGAAGTCGATCAGCTTTGCGAAGATGGCTCACGCGGACTTCTGCCGGCTCTCCGACGCCGTTTGCGACGTGATCCGCGCCGAGACCGGCCACGACCCGGACGAGCTGCTGAGACAGACCGAGAGGGCGGCATGAGGCGCGAGTTTCCCGCCAAGGTGAAGGTGGTCGCCTTCAAACGCGCCGAGGGCTGCTGCGAAAGCTGCGGCGTGAAGATCAGGCCCGGCAACGGTCCCCACTACGATCATCGTGTGCCGGACGCTGTGGGCGGCGAGCCGACAGCCGACAACTGCCAGGTGCTTTGTCGGTCGTGCCACGGCGTCAAGACCTACACTCAGGACGTGCCGGCGATCGCCAAGACGAAGCGCATCAGGAAGCGCCACATCAATGCTGAGGACAAGCGGGGCGGTTTCCGAAAGCCCCCGCCCGGCTACAACGCATGGACGCGGAGAATGGAGCGATGACCCGTGGCCGGGCAAAGCTCAAGGATATGGGCCTCGTCCCGTTGGCGCTGGACCGCGAGGTGGCCGTCACCGGCCCGATGGTGCGCGCCATTCTTGCCGCCATCCGCCGATTGCGAGCGCCACCGCTATGCGCGTGACCGCGATCCAAGCCAAAACTGAACGAAAGCGGCAGGACAAGTCTGCCCGATGCGCTGAAAAACGTCGCCGCCGGGCCGGGATGCTGCGGGTTTGCGGGCCAATTCGCCCAACTTCGGACGTGCGCGCGACCACAGACGCCGCTCGGGGCGGAAAACGCTTGATCAGCTGGCGCAGTCAGGCCATTTTCACGTCAGAAGGCAGGCCACTTGGGGAATGTCGGCCCAGTACACACGCTCCGACTTATTGGCCATCGTGCAGCCTCGACAAGTACTCCTCGGATGTCAGGCCGCCCGTGAATTCGGGATCGATGATTGCGTTGGCGTCGGGCAGTTCAGAGCGAGCCTTCAGAAAGCGCACCCTTGTCGCCTCCACCTGGCTGATCTTGCCTTGCGCGCGATAGTGGATCGTGCCGAAAACCTCGATGCGTCGAAGCTTCCAAACATCGCCGATTTCATGAACTGAAACTTCGGCCTTAGCTTCGCCGGTCATGATGCACTTGATCTCGTTGCCAGTCAGTCGATGCCTCAGAGTGAGGATGCTTCGACCGTAGCCGTCGCTATCGACATGCTTGACGTGCCCTTCGATTGTGCCGAGCTCCCGGTAGGGCTTTCCCTTCGGTGTCAGCGTGTCCCGGATGTTCTTCGCAGACGCTCTTGCCACGGTCGGGGTTATCACGACGGGCGCACCGCCTTCGATCTCGACTGTCATGCGGTCGAAGCCGTTGGTCACTCGCTCAAAAATGCGGTTGGCCTTCAGGAGAGCCTGATCGTTGAAGTACTGTGGTCGGGAGGCCTCTTGCGCCAGACGACGCAGCCCCCCCAACGTGTTGCTCAAGATCAGTTGCGCGCGCTGATCGATATTGACAGCGTATTCCTTCGGAAATGCCTGCACTTCGAGCGTCAGCGGGCTGTTCTTCCTTGCTTTGACGATCCGCCAGTCGATGACACTCGAGCCATCTTCGGCGAGCGTCCCTTCCACGAGAGCCATCAGCTCAAAGTAGTCACGGACCTGATCGATGAAGTCTCCAACCGTCGGAGCATCGCTCTCCGGATCGCTGGCTGAGACGCTGAGGGTGATGACCTTGGACATAGCGGTTCTAGCGCCTAGATATTCGAGTCATCTTTCCGCAGTGATCGCACTTAGTTCGAGACCGCTCATCAAGACGCTTCATCTCGTCTTTGTATCGCCTCGCAGCCTCATGCATTCGCATGTCGCGCGAGGCCAACTGCGTCAGAACCCACATAGGGTTTAGTCTCTCGCCGCACTCGCCGCACTCAACCTCAAGCTTCTTGTCGTCAACGATGAATTTGTTGTGCGCGCACCCGCCGTAGCGCTGGACTTCGTGAGGACGAACAAGCGTTCTTTCTTCTGGAACATGGCTTTTATACCGGACAGGCAGTCTTGTGACATTATCTTCACTCACGACTTCCCCTCCTCTAGCTCCGTTCCTTGTCCACGGTGTAGGCCCTGATCGTGGCCTCGCTCACGTCGTACATGGCGGCGAGCACGCTCACCGCCTCGCCCTTGCTTCGGTGCGCCTGCGCTTCGGCAATTTGCTCGTCGCTCATCTTGCGGCGCCGGCCGACCGGTAGCCCGCGCTCGCGCCGACGCTGCACGCCAGCCTTGGTTCGCATCACGATCAGCGCGCGCTCGAACTCGGCCACCGCGCCAAGGATGCCGAGGATCAGCCGACCCATGGGGCCGGTCGTGTCGATAGGCTGGGCGATCACGCGAAGGCCCGCGCCAACGGCATCGATCGCTTCTACGCGCCGGTACAGATCGGACATCGAGCGCGCAATCCGGTCGATCGACCACACCACGAGCACGTCGCCCTCGCGCAGCATGCCGACAGCTTCGTCCAGCCTCGGCCGGCGCTTGGCCGCCCCGGAGATTTGCTCCGAGAGGATGCGCTGGCAGCCGGCCTTTTCGAGTGCGGCAATCTGCATGTCGAGTGACTGCTCCTCGGTGCTCACCCTGGCGTAGCCGATGACGGCGCCGCTCTCGGAGAGAGGCGGCATGGGCTCGGGCAACGCCTGCCGCTTGCGCTTCGTTCGTCTCAAAACCGACTGTCCCGAAAGTGTTGACAGTCGAATTTCTACCCGACTTCCTGTTGACGCGCAAGCGCGGCTTCTCTATATTCACACCATGAGCAGGGGAGACACGGACATGGATCATTGCGATTGCTGCGGCGCTGAGATGAAGCACAAGCGCATCGGCGCGCGGCGAGCTTCTTACCTGTTCGTGTGCGAGGATTGCCGGCGGGCGCGAAACGGATCTGATTGTCGAGTGAAGATCGACCCACTCTTTGCCGGCAAGCCCGTCGTGACGCGCGTCTTCCCGCGCGGCTATCCGTGGAAGGGTGGATGGAACTACTCGGTACACTCGGCTCCGTCCGCCATGCCTATCGAGCAAGGCTGGCAGTTCACCGAAGCCGAAGCGCACGCACGAGTTGCAGCCATCAAAGCCGCTTACGAAGCAAAGTGACAGGAGACCCCGGGCATGAAGCTCGAAGACACCCAGCCAATTACCGAAGAGCTCCACCCGTTCTTCGGGCCGAATGAGAACGACTGGAACCTCGACGCTGATCTGGGGAGCGACGACTACGGCAAGCCCGGCGTCGGCATCATTGCAAACGCCGTGTCTATATGGGCGTCACTGAATGGGGCGCCCACGCTCGGAGACGCCGCCAAAGCTTTCAAGATGCCGGTGGAAGCGGTCGCGCAATGCGTCGATTGGCACCCGTGGATGTACTTCATCGGGGACGAAAACACGCCAATCGAAGATCTCGTGATCGAGCACGAAGGCGAGTAGGAAGGAAAGCCCGCTTATCACAGCGCGATAACGAGGTGCCAGCCTATACGGATCGCAACCAGAAACACCGCGATCCACCCCAGCCAGCAGGCGACGGACAACGCTCGGTGAATCATTTGAGCCACGCCCGGAGGAACGCCGCCCCCGCCTCGCCGATCGTGTCGGCCTTGATGTTTCCCGCCACGCCAACCAGCCACAGGGCCGCCAGCAGCATCGCCCGCGTGATCAGGGATCGCAGGTCGTGAACCTCGGCCTCGAGAGTGTCTAGGCGCTTCCCATGGTCCCGCAGCTTCGCCAGCGCCTGGCCAACGTGAACCCCAGTCTCGAAATCCAGCATGGGCCATCGCTCTAACTCGTCTTGGTTGGCTCGGATGGCTTGCAGTCGTCCTTGTAGACGACTTCCTTGCCCTGGATGATGGTGTCAATGCGGGACGATTGCGCCGCGAGCTGCTGGCGTGTCTCGCACGTGTCTTTCCGGCTCGGGCGAACGTGGCCGATGGCCTCGGCCGTCACCTTCGCGTCGGCTGGAATCTTAGTCTCGGAAGTAAGGATTGAGCACGCCGGGAGACTGAGGATCAGCAGACTTGCGACCAGCATCCTTGGCACGCTTGCGCACCGTGTCATTGCGTTTCTCCACCTTGGCGACGGCGCGAGCCTCGCCCTTGTCGATCAACGCAGAACGAGAGGACAGCAGGGCCATGACGGCCATTGAGATGGCGGCGGCGAGGGCGAGACGGGTGATCATGATTTGGCCTTTTTGATGCCCCAGCTCACCGCAGCAACAAGCGCAAAGACCAGCGTCCCGAGCAAAAACACTGACGTGTCATGGCTGCCGAGCACCTTGCTCCACCCCGCCAAGTTGGTGACGGTCTGGACGATGCCGTCGCTCACGGGAGGCACAAGCGGCGCCTTGATGCCGGTCACGGCGTCAGCAGCCTCCTTCGTGACCACAGCGCCCGTGCCGACTGCGGCCGCAATGGTGGCTCGCGCCTTGGCAATCGTGCCGACCTGCTCCGCAATCAGGGTGCCGGTCGGGACACCTGATGCCGGGTAGGCCTTGCGGTCGAGCTCGAAGTGGGGCGTGTCGCGGCTTTTCCAATCGCCACCCCACACGATCGGCACGTTGCATTCGTTGGCCGCCGCCTTCATCGCATCAGCGATCTTGTCGAGGTCTGGGATGTCGTAGCCGTAGTTGTCCGCGTCCACCAGATCTACGGCGTGCCCGGTGAGATGGCGCGAGTTGATCGTCCAGCTCTTGCCGGCCGCCTTGAGCTCTGCTTGCCGCTCCCGTGACCGCAGCCCCTCGGTCACGACGATAGGCACCTCGCACCGGGCCGCGGCCATCTCCACCACGCGCACAAGGTCGGGATGCACGCCGGCCAGGTTCTTCACGCTGCGTTCGTTCAGGCTCATGCCGCGTCAACCTCTGTCACGACGCGCACGCTTTCGAGACGCTTGATCCGTTTCAGAAGATGCGCGGTTTCCGCCTCACGCTCGGCGTTTTCCGCTGCTAGCTTCTTCAAATGATCGGACATCTCAAGCATAGCCGTTGCGAAGACGCGCGAAGCCTCGCTATCGCCGTCCACCGGTGGCGCGATGACCTGCATCTGAGGCTGCGGCAGCTCGGCCATCGCCCGCTCGAGCACGAGACGCTTGAGCCCTTCCACGTCTACGGACGGGGGCGGTGGCATGATGACCTGCGCCGCCTCGTCGGCGAAGGCGAGCCGGCGCCAGCGCGATCCGTCCGACGCCTCAAGATAGAGGCTGCTCATGTCCTCAGCGTTGCAAACGACGATGAGGCAGCCGGCGCACTGCGTGGGATCAGGGCGACGATCTGACCGGTAGACCCTCGGCTTAAACGGCTTCGTCGCCTCGGCCAGATGGCCCCTGTCCTCAACCAGTTTTGGCATCAGGCAGCCTCGTCACGTTGTCCGACGCTGCACTCTCCGCTTCCAGCACCATAAGCCGCGCTGACAGCTCGGCGATCCGCTCGTCCTTGGCCTTGATCTCGGCCGCGCATTGCTCGAGCGCCGCCCTGGCTTTCACAAGCTCAAGCTGCAGAGCCCCGAAATGCTCGGCCGCGATGCGATCAATCGTCGTCTGTTGCATGGAGCCCTCTTAGCTCACGACGGCCAGCTTGCGCGAGGTGCCGCCGCTGTCCTTGATGGTGATGTATCCCGTGACGGTCTGACCGCTGAGTGCGGAATGTGTGCCCATGCGGACGACGCCAGACCCCTTCGGCGTGATGGAAAGATCAACGTTCGTGTCCACCCCCTCTGACCTAAGAATGGCAGGATTTCCAGTCGCCTGCGCGACAAAACTAACATAATTGGAGGCGCCGCCCGATGCGTTGTCCGTCACCGACCAGCAGATGTGGAACCCAGAATTCTGCACGTAAAGAGGGATGGTGCTCGACGCGCCGAACGCGCTCGTCTGCACGTTGGCGATCCTGATCAAGATCGGCTGCGTGCCGTCCGTGCTGTTGAGCCTGAGCGGATACGAGCCCGAGATGGTCGGCGTGGTCAGGGTCGGCGACGTGGCCCGGACCACGTTGCCGCTGCCGGTCGAGGCCAGACCGCCGACCACGCTGCCGTTGCGGTAGAGGATGTTGCCGTCAGACCCGCCACTGATCGCCGTCGTACCGATGACGAGGCTGCCACCGCCACCGCCCGGCTGATAGCTCGGCGCAGCACCCGCGCCGTTGCTGGTGACGACATAGCCCGACGTGCCGGCCGCCAACGCCGAAAGAGTGCCAGCCGCCGACGCGTAAAACAGATCGCCGACCGTGTACGTGCCGTCCTGCGGCAGCCCCAGCTTGTGGTTGCTGCCAGAGACGGCGTAGGGCACGGCAGAACCAACGATGTCGTTTCCGGCGCGGTCGACGTGACAGAGAGAGCTGTTCGCATCGAACTGTACGCCAACCGTGCTCGTGCCGGACTGCGTGACACGATTGCCGAGCACGGTCACATTGGAGGCGTCGTAGTCTGTCGCGCTGCGCGTCGTCCGCCCGCCCAGGATGCCGATCGCGCTGTTGGCCGTCGTCGCGATCTCGTTGTCCGTGATCTGGCTGTATATCGAGCCGAGGGCGTACACGCCGACGACGTTACCGCTGGCGTGGTTGGCGTAGATGAGATTGCCCGACACCTTCGAGTTGATGGCCTCGCGCAGTTCTATACCGATCGCGGACGAAACGACCTTGTTTGACGTGATCAGCGAGCGGTCAGGCCGGCTGGTGTTGATCTCCTCTGCAAGAATGCCGACGCCGCCCGCGTTCGTCACGTTCGTGATCGTGTTGCCCGTCACCACCGTGCGGTTGAGATAGCCGCCGATGCCGTGGAACTGCACATTCTTGATGACGTTGCCGACGATCACGTTGTCGACCGAGGAAATACCCGTCGCGATCGAGATGTTGATCCCGTAATACGTCGCCGAGCTGCCCTCGATGTAGTTGCTGATGAACCGGATGCCGGATTGGCCCGAGGTCGCCTGCGCATAGAGCGCCCGGTTAACCGCGCTCGTGATGTAGCACCCCGACGCCTCGCCATCGGTGCAGTTGCGGAACTCGTGCGCGACGTACCACGCGCCGTTGATATGCACGCCGCGCGAGCGAGCACCGGTGCAGCCGGTGAAACGCAACGCACTGTGATTGCCATCGACCGCCGTCGAGCCGTTGGAATAGGTGAACGCGATGTCCTCGACGCGGGGCGCCCCGCCCTGGAGGTCGAGAAGCGCGCTCGTCAGATTGTTCATCCGTTTGATGACGGATGCTGCCCCGTCGCCGAACAGCCGGAAGCCCTTGGCGCTGTTGACCGACACAGCCTTGGCTGCCGTGGTCACGCGATAGATGCCAGCAGGCACCCAAAGCGGCTTGCCATCCGTAATGCCGGCGTCGATGAAGTCGCTCCACGCCGTGTCGTTGGCCGTGGTGTCATCACCGACACCTCCAAAGGCCGGATCGGTGAACGAGTAATTGGGAACGGGGATGTAGAAGGCTTTATGAGCCGACGCGCTGTCGTCGTAGAAGATGCCGAGGTCTTCGGTCGGCACGATCTGGTCGGTATCAAGCACCGTCAGCCCGGAGATATCCGGAACCGTCGTGCCGGGATCGCCAACGTCGCCCTTCTCGATGAACACCACCGCGCCGTCGTCTGCATTAGAGATCGTGCCGCCCGTGCCAATGTAGGTGACGGGGAATGTCCAGTAGGTGCCCTGGTCCGTGCCGGCGCCGGTGATGCGGAACGCCGCATAGTTCTGGGTCGCCGTTTCCTTCGACCACTTGAGCGTGCCCTTGTTGTCGGACGTGCTGTCGTCCCACGACTCGATCACGCTCGCGAGAGACGCGCCATCGCTTGCCGTCTCGCTGATGGCAATCTGCGTGATGCTCGCAATGGTCGCGTTGTTGCCGCGGATCTTGCCGCTGCCGGGATCGCCTGTCGTCAGCGTTGACCACTGGTAGGGGTAGGCCGCATCAAGGCCATCGGCGCCCTGCGGGCCTTGCTCGCCCTGTGGCCCTTGGCGAGCGTCAATCTTGATGATCGTAACGTTGGCGTATTTCTCAACGCCGCCAGATGCGCCGGACGCCGTACCGCGTCCATTGACGACGTTTGTTGTGGCAATGTCCTCAAACCGCAACGTTTCTTCTGCTGTCAGAACAAGAGTGCCGAGCATTGAGGCCACACCGGAGCTGGTAGCAACGACAGCGCCCGACGATACCTCTTTGCTCGTCGTGGTTGACTTGAGCCTGATCTGGCCATGGTCCACACCGACAAACTGACCCCACCCAGCGACAAGGTAGTTTCCCGCGGGCAAGGTTACGGTCGTTGCGCCATCCGCGCTTGCGCCAGAAATCGTGTTGCTTACCGTCGTGTTCAGTGTTCGGGCTACCCAGCCCGCACCAGACGCTTGCGTGTTGCCACCGCTTGACCCGTCTGAAACCTGATGCTCCACGACCAGAACTTGCAACGCGCTTTCATCTGGTGCGTCGATGCCTGTCTTATCGACCCACGCGCTGTCATGGTAGATAGATAAAACGTCCTCGTCATCGACCCACGCCATCCAGCCGTTTCCGGGCGTATACTTGAGCCAAGAGCCGTTGCCGTCACTCTCCACGATGTCGTGCTCAGCAACCGAGAGCGTCGCCCATGCGCCGGTGGCCGTGCCGTTGCAGATGTAGCGAGAGCCAGGCGTCGGCGAGGCTGGCGGGGCCGTCAAGCGATCAGAGACCTTGATGTAGACGTGACCGCCCTGCATGAAAGGCGGCGCAACGGCGATCACGTTCCAGTTGGCGCCATCGCTGACAAATCGCAGCGTGTGCCCGAGGCCCGTGAGGCCCACGGAGGTCGCCGTTGACTGCCCCGGCATGCCGATGGTCTGGCCGCCGGTCGTGCGGACGGTGACGGTCCTGCCTGCGGTTGAATCGTTGTGACGAACAGTGATCTCCCAGCCGTCGCCGATATCCTCGCTGCCAGCATCCGGGAGAGTGATCGCGGTCGAGCTCCCGGACGCGTTGATGAGCTTGCCGCGGTCGCCCGTCACTATGGTATAGCTGGAGGTCTTGTTGACAGACGGCGTTCTCGGCAGAGCCACAGTCGCTGCGTTCGGGATATCATCGGCGCCCCGAATGGCATCGTAGCTCATGCCGGGAATCAGAACATCATTCGCATCCGTGACAACAAGTTTGTAACTGGTCGTGTCAACGTACACGATGCACGTGGCCGAGCCGTCAGAGGTCGGCTGCCCGGCAGCATTGCAGATCACGGGGTTTGGTAGAGCGACGGTCAGGTCTTGATCTGAAAAGATGTCGATAGTGCTGCTCGTCCCCGCCTCATAGACGTTGATCTTGGCACCAGAGACAGGGTTGCCGTCCTCGTCCGTCACACGGTCGAGGGGGGAGAAGATCGCAACGGCGTTGGTCATTCGCTCATCTCTTGCTGGTAGGCATAGGACCCGCTAACGTGTCCACCTGCAGGCTGAGGGGGTGTCCGTGGACGACAGATTTAAAGAAGCCATTCGTGAGGCATGCGCCGAGTGGATGGAGCACGCCGACACTGCTGAAGATATCAAGGCGATGCTGCTCGGATGCGAGCAGAGACTCTGTGAGCTGATCGGGGAACCTCGGCCGGCCACAGTTTACATTCAAGGAGCGGGCGCTTTGTGGCACGGGAACGGGCGCGAATGTGCGGAGTATGCCTATCGCCGCCTCAAAAACTCAGGTGGCGGTAGGCTGTCGTCCCAATAGTTCATCGTCGGGCTCATCCGACCCGTGTCCATCGGCGGCATCGGATTGGGGGCCTCGCGCCCCCACGGCGTTGGCGACATAGCCAACGCATTCTGCGTTCTGCCACGGCCAAGGCGGCGGGCAATTTCCTCGGAGCGGGCAACCGCGTCGCGCAGACGAGCGATCTGCAATTGTGAATCTTTCAACGCATTGAAAACTTTCGCTCCGTCCGGGCCTATCGGCTGCTCGTAAATCTGCGGCCTAGACATACGCACACGCTCTGCGTCTAGCCGTGCCCGCCTCGGTGCGTCGATAGCACCTCTCAGCCGCTCAAGCTCTTCCTCCTTGGACACGAATTGCCCCAAGGCGTTCCGCGTCTGTGTGTAGGGCAGCGCTTCGCGCGTCCTGTAGTTCTCCCGCGCCATCCGCGTCTGACTGATCCACGCGGGCGCAGGCTCGTTCTGCGGCGCTCCTCTTGCCCCCCAGGGTCCGATAATGTCCGACGTGTCGAAGGACTCATCCACCCGTCGCGGCTGAAACGTGGGAAGAATAGCAGGTGGTCGCGCCCGTGCTTCAATCTGCGTGGCGCGGTCCATGAGCTGCGCGCCGGCTCGTGTCGCTTGATCGTCCGGCATGATGCGAGATGGTGTTGCGGATGCACCGCGACCGAGAATGTTTCGGCCAGCCCTGTACGCACCGTAGCCACCAATCCCCGCCAATCCTATCAAGCTGGCATCGACTGCAGCATCCAGCCATTTGCCAGCCTCAGCGTTTTGCCATGCCGAAGCCCCCGCGTCTCCCGCTGCGACAGCAGCTCCGACCGGCGGGAATACAGTCCCGGCAAGATCAACCGCCCCCCGCGCAATTTGTGCTGGCGTGCTTTGCGAGTTTGTAAGAGCCGGGATGCCAGTCGATTGCGCGATCGGTGTTGCGAAGCGCTCAGCTTGGCTCCACGCCGCTCCAGCGGCAGGCCCGAACCGTTGGCCCAAAACGTCACCGGCTGGCGTATTGCCAGACGACAGCGTGCCGAATGACGGGACACGGGGCGCCCCGCCCGACATGTCCGGAACTCGCTGCACCGCGCCGCTTACAGGGTCGTATGTCGCGTCAGGCACACCATCGCCGTCAAGGTCGACAATGGCCTGCCTGAGACCAGCCAACGCCACATCAAACGGATCAGCCATCTTGCGAATCCCGTGCTGTCATGCTGTCATGCGTAAGGGGGCGGGCCGCCAAACGGCCCCACCGATGCGGGTGCCAACTAGGCGGTAGCGTTCGACCGCCCCCAATCACCTCTGTGCTTCGATCTGCGGCGGGCCTGCCATCGCGCCAACCAGCGCCGTGCTGGATCGGTCAAGCGCATCAGCAAAGCGCGCGAACACGTCGGGACCGCCCCGAGCCCGCAGCCGGCGCAAGATCTGGTTCCGCGTCTGCGGGTCGCTCTCGAGCAAGCGCCGCGCGAGAGCAAGGGCAACGTCCTGCCGATAGCCGAAGATGCGCTGAACCCCGACGCCGACTGCCTCAATGCCCATGTTGAACAGGCTCGGTGCCTGCCTGAAACGGTTCCACATGCCCGCGAGCGCGTCACCTGCAAACGCCATGTCATCGGTCTGACGCTGCGCCGTAGCCGAGTTGCCCAGGACCGCGTTGTTCGTCTGCACCATCCTCTGCTCGCGCCGGATGACATTGCCGAACCTCTCGGGCCGATCACGGAACACGGCGTTGCTGCCCGCACTCGTGGGAATGATCTCGCTCATCAGCTCGCGCACCCTCTGCTGCTCGAAGATCTGCGTTACGTCATTGCCGGGCCGGCGGGTCCGGAGAGCGTTGCGCAGGCTTTCTAGGAAGCCGATGCGGAACAACTGCTGCTGCCCCGTCGAGAGTGCGCGGTATTGATCGACGCTGATTTCTGAGGCTTCCCGCAGCGCGGCTCGCCCAAGGTCGATGGCCTCGCGGTTTTCAGCAGCCGACCCCCACGCATCGCGTGCTGCCTGATAGGCTTGGTTGCGCCCTCCGACGTGGACAGCATCAAGCAGCGACTGCTTGAACTGCGTCAGCTCCCGAACGAGGTTGTTCTCGCCTGCGCGTTGCGCGCGAGAAATGATGTCATCAAGGGCTTTTTTGGCATTGTCGAAGCGCTGCAGGTTGTTCGGCGGCATGTTGTCGCCAGTGAACAGGCGGATCGCGCGCTCCATCTGCGCCCGCGTTGAGCCCGATGGATACTGCTGCGCAACCAGAGACATCGCCGTTGTTGCATCGCTGATGTCAAAAGGGTCCTGACCCTGAAACGCTCGCTGATAGAGGTTGCGCCCCTCGGTCGCCTGGTCGCGCATGATGCGTTGCTGCGTCTGGTAAGCCGAACCGCTCGAGCGAATGAGCATCGCGCGCTCGGTCGCATCCATGACACGCGCCATCTGGCCGTCAGGCGCACCGCCTTGCGTTCTGGCGTAAAGGTTCTCGCCGCCGCGTTGCCGTCTTGTCAGGGTGTCACGGATGAAATTGCCCGCCTCGCCACCCTGTCGATATAGCGAGCCCGTCAGACGCCGCATCCCGTCCGAGGTGTCGGCTAGGGTTTCTGGCACGGTCGCGGCAGAACCCTGGTTCATGCGCGCGTCGTAAGCCTGCCCCTGCTGTAGATCGAGCCGCTTGGCTGCCGGTGACGAACCCTCGCGGGCAATGCGCTGAGCCAAGATCTGATCGGCCGCTTCCTCAGGCCCGTAGCGCATGCGCGTAAGCGTCGGCGCTAGATTGTCTGCCGCGTAGCCGTAGGCGCGGGACACGCCAGAAGCAGCGACAGGCAACGCCGCGCCGATGGCAGCGCCCGTTTTGGCTCCCGACGAGGCCGCAGACAGCCGATTGTCAAAAGAGCCTTCTCCGGTGCCAAAACCTTCGACTGTCCCCACGCCAGCGCCAACGGTAGCACCCTGACCGACGCGACCGGGCAGTGTCGCTGCGGGCGCCAAACGCGAGAACAGAGGCCCGCCCGTCACCACACCTGCAGCCAGCTTCCCGACCGTGGACTCAACCGGTGATCGCGCATCGGCGGCCCGATCTCGCGCGCGCTGTTCGGCGAGTGCTTCATCGTAGGGCGCACCGAACTGGTTGTCCGTCAGGCTGGCAATGCCAGACTGCACAAGCGCCGTGGCTTCATCGAGGTATGGACCGATAAACGGAATGCCCCGCGCGGGTTGCGGCACGCTCAGTTGCGGCGTTTTTGAGACCCGGTGTTCAGCCCATATGTCTTGTGCACGCTTCTTCTCGGTCTCTGGCAACTTGGCAATGCGCGCCCTGATGTCCTTCGCTGGTGCCGACAGATCAAGGTCATACTCGAGTTGCGCCAGAATGGTCGGGTCTCTGACACCCTTCAATTTCGGGCCGCTGTCGAGCTGGGCCAGGAGATATGGATCGGTGACAGGCTTCATTGCTCGTACCACTTCCCATCGACCTTGATATAGGTCTTGCCGCCGAGAACCTTTGTCTCACCGGCATTCGGGGCCGGTGCCGAAGGCGTGCCAAAATCCACAATCGTGTTGCTCGGATCAACGCCGACACGCTTTGATATGTCGCCATACTGGCGCTGGATGGCCTTGTATTGCCCCTCCGCGCGCTGGTAGAGGCCGCGGGCCTGATTGACGAAATCGTTCCGAATACTTCCGGTCAGGCGCTCGCCGGAAATCACGCGATTATAGAGCGCTTGCACCCGCTCAGGAACGCCGGCCGCGTTCTGCGCCGTCGCAAACTCGCCCTCGCGAACCACGCTCCCAGGATCGAGCATCTTCATGAAGTTGAAGATCAACGCAATGTCGCTGGCCGGCGACGGCACCTTGGCCGACTGCTCGATGCGGCTCCAGGCGTCCCGCGTCTCGAAGTATGGCTTCGCAAGGCTCGCGTACTCTTTGCGCAAACTTTCCTCGACCCCTGCCTTGTCCTTCATCGTCGCATAAGGGCCAAGCGCGGCCGACCCAGGCGATTGCAGGCGAGACACCTCGCGGCCCGTCTTCGGGTCGTAGAACAAGACAGTCTCGCCGGGCTTGAGGCTTTCTTTTCCGAGCTTTGGCCGGTCAACGAATCCGCGCGCCTGCGCAATGATGTAGTCGGTGCCTGCCCGGTAATCGCTCGGGTCGATGCCGGCTGTAGAAAGCGCCCGCTTCCATCTTGGATCGGAGCTGACAAGCCTCTGCCATTGGGCAGCAGCGACAGCCGGGTCCGCCTGCTCCGCGACCATCTGAGCCACGCCGGCCGCGCGGGTGTTGAACTCGTTCTCGCGGCGCGACCGTTCATCCGACTCGCTCAGGGCCAGCCGCCTCTTGTCCAGATTGTGGGACATGCCAAAACGGCGCGATGACTCGTCCATCTCGCGCTGGCGAAGCCCGTAGTTCGCGCCAAACTGCCGCTTGGACTCGGCAAACTGCGCCTGCGCCAGAGCGTTGGAGGCCTGCCATTGGCGGTCGGCCTGCGCCGCCCGCTCGGCCGCCATGTTCCGAGCATTCCAGTTCGCCAGGGCATTGGACACGCCGGACGCGCCCTGCATCCAGTTGCTGGAGATGTCGGCGCCCATCGTGAACTTCGGAACAGACACCATCGGTTAGCGCCCCCCGAAGAAGTTCGAGCCACCGCCACCACCGCCGCCGGGTCGCCCGCCCATGGCGCTGATTGCCATCTCCGCATTCTTGAGGAAATACTGCATGGGCGAGACGTTCGCCGCAGCCAGAGCGTTGCCGAGTTGCGTGTTGTTGCCGACAAGGCCCTGCGTGGCATTTCGCTCGGCCCCGCCCGCACCGGTGGCGTATTGCCATTCATTACCGGCAAGCGCGTTGGCCGCCCCGTAGCCCTGCTGGCCGACGCTTTGCAGATTGCCGATCCAGTTGTTCCAGTCCTGCGTGCCCATCTCGGCGCCGACCCGGGCACGGGCGAGCGCGTTCATGCCTGACCCGAACTGGCCCGTGGCCGCGGCTCTGCGGTCCCCGAGCATCTGCGCCCGGTTAACATCGTCTGCGAGGTAAGGGCTAAACCCCTGCCCGTACATGCCAAGAGCGCTCTGACGGCCCGCGGCGCCGTTGATGCCGAGCGCGTTGGTGTAGGCCGTCTGGCCTGCCTGCCCTTGCGTGGCGTATGGCTGGAGGTAGCCCCGCGTCGCATCCCGCGCGCCGCCGTAGTAGCCGATCTCACGCTCGCGGCCCTGGTCGATGAATCCGCGGTTCTGCTGCGCGGTCTCCATCGCCTGCTTTTTGGCCTTGTCGGCCCCGGTAAACCATCCCCAGAAGCTGGACATCAGGTGCTAACCTCTGCGTTGTCGTAGGATCGACGCCAGATCGTGCCGTCAGAGACCGCCGTGCAGTAGCCGCCGGCGTCGTCGGAAACCGCGATGATGCAGCCCCTCCAACGGGAGGCGGTCGGCACGGTGGCGACGGTGTATTCCGCGAGTTGGAGCGGCTGCCGGCCGCTCAGAATTGCTGTTACACGTGAAACAAAGTCGAACCAGACGCGGGAGAAGTACGGCCCTTCGAGAACCGGCTGATCAGGGCGTGGGGCCGTCAGGCGGTTGCTCACCGGAACCTCACGATCTGGTCGCCCTCGGGCACGTCATAATCGAGCCAGGGAGGGCGGGCGCGGCGCTGTTCCGGCGTCAAATCGCGGCGGGCTTCGACGGCGCGAGCCTCAACCCGCCTTGCGAACGGAAGCAGCGTGTCGCGATCCCAGCCGGTCGGGCCGAAGCTGGCCTGATTGAGTGCGTTGATGGGCTGGCCGGTGTAGCCGTATTGGGCAAGGACGTTCACGGCCTCAGCGTCTCCCCTGTCCAGCGCGCTAGAAGGACGCCACGGGCCACGGCGGCTGAGACACGGAACTCAACCGTCGCCTGCTGGAACGAGCCTAGCCGCGTCCAATGCACCTGCGTCGCCCGCTTCCCCAGCGCACCCAAGAGCCGCCGACGCTCGACGCCCCACGTCTCGCCGTCTTCGGATAGCCGCAGCATGATCTCGGGCGACACGTCTTGAGCGCTGCCGGTGCCGAGGCCGACGCCCGGCACTATGTCCACGTCCAGCCGGTCCATCCTGATCCGTCCAGGGAACGCATTGAGCGGCGGCATGCGAATGGTCATCACCATCTCGTCGCCGTCCTCGTCGTGGTAGGCGTCGTCCATCCAGTAGAGCTTCGGATTGTCAGCATCGCCCGCGAGGATGCGCCCGCCGAGCACGGTCATCAGGCCCGCGCGCCATGCGGTCGGGTTTCCGGCCGAGGTCCGGGATTGCCGGTCGTGCCACTGCTGCGTGGTCGTGTTGTAGACCAGCGTGCGATCCGAAAGCCGGAACGTGAGGAACCCCTGCCCCTGGTTGACGTAGCTCGATGCGATGATGCTCGACGGGTCGAGCTCGGCTTGGAACAGACGGTCCTCGGCCTGTGTCGAAATCTTCGTGGCCGTATAGCCGTTGAGCATGACGGCGCCCGCCAGACGGCCGTTCTGGTCCCTCGCCAGCCATGCGACGGTATCGGTCACGACGCCTTGCGTGATGACGCTCGCCTTCGTGACCGCCTTGGAGCCCGCAGCCCCAACCCGCGCCGCATGTGCACGGCTGAACCCGAACGCCTCGCCGCCCGTGTCCTGCCAGACCTCGAACGACCGTTGACCGATCGCGACGAGCTCGCCGCCACGGTCCACCACTCGCAGGAGCCCATCGGGCGCGCTTTCGGCCTCGGCGATGTCGAGCCCGTCAACGGTCAGTGCGTCGTCGATCTCCGAGCGCATCATGCGCCCGTTGGCGCCGGCGAAGATGGCAGAGCGGTTGACCACACACACGTCAATCGGCTCAAGCAAGTCCGAGTCCGTGATCTGGGTTTGGGTGCCGCCAGCCTCTACCCATGCGAGACCATCGCAGACGATAACAGTCTGCACGCCGACGCCGCGCTGATTGCGGGCCATGCCAACGTGGCCGTCAGACGGGACGCCGCCAATGCGGGTCGTGTAGCCTCCGGCGTCGATCTGGTAGAGCTGGCGACCGATTACCGCCTTGACCACGCCATCGACCTCCTGAAACCCTCTCACGCCCCCCGTAGTCGAGATCGTCGCGGCACCGTCGAGACCGGGCTCTGCCCAAACTTGCAGAGGCGCCTTGCTGTCCTTGCTTTCGGCCCGCGCCGCGCAGTTGATCAGACGCGCAATGCCCGCATGGGGCTCCTGCTGTTTTGCTGAGCCGGTCGGGAGGGCGAGCGGGAGGATCGGCATCAGTAGACCGAAAACGACGTAGATTCGCCGGAGCGGCCCGGCGCCTTGGCGCGGCGCAGCATCACTAGCAACTGCTCCTCCATCGCCTTTCGCTGGGGCATTGGGTTGTCACGGCCGAACGAGTGCATGACCTCGTTTTCCATGAGGTCCACAAGCGGCTGGAACACCTGCAGCGGGATTTCCTCGGCGCTGCGCGTCGTGTTCGCCCACCAGACAAGGCCACGGTCGCGCCACTCGGCCAGCTTCCAGTCGTAGCGCTCCTCGATCAGCGCGGCCTCGTCCGGGTCAACGGACTGCCCGACGCCAACCTCGTTCATCTGCTCGAGCACCGCCGCGCTAAGCTGCGCCTTGGTCTTGAACGTCGCCATCCGTCTCTACCTTGCGTGGGCGGCCGGGGCCGCGCTTCACCTCGAAGTGATGGTTGCCGGAGAGCTTGCGCTTGGCGCTCTCGTCCAGATCGGAAACGTCGGTCTCGATGCCGCGGAAGAAATCGCGGTCGAACATGGTGCAGACCTTCGTTTCGTCGTCGGGGCCGCTGCCGATAAACGTGACCTTCATCATTGCCTCATGTGCTGGGCGGGACCGAAGCCCCGCCCGGTTGTCGTCAGCCGCGAGCCAGGGGCACGCCGAGAAGCGTGGCCGTGACACTGCCTGCCGCGAACGTCGCGGCGGCCACGTTGACTTCGAGCTGGATCTTGGTCGGATAGGCGAACCACAGCGGCGTCGGGAGCACGATCGGGCGAAAGTTCGAGCCCGCCGGCATCAGATCGGTGATCGCGTCACCGCTCCACACACCGAAGTTGCCGAGGCCGGTTGCCGAGGCAGTATAGCCGCTGTCGGTGTACGTCGTGCCCCATGGCGCCACGATAGACGCCTCAGCCGAAGAGCCGTTGGCGGCCCACCCGAGGTCCATGTCAAGAGCCTCGGGGCCCGTGTCCATGTCCCCGGCAGCAACCCAGCCGCCAAGACAGAGCCAGCCGCCCGGCGTCTTGGCCAGCTCGAAGATGTCGCCATCCTCCACGTTGGCCGCGATGCTGTAGGAGCCGAACACGGGAAGCACGAGCGTGGCCGAGCCGGGCCCCTGCGGGGGGAACGTGGTCGCCGCGCGGGCGCCGGTGAGAGTTTCCGCTGCCATTTAGGTCAGTCCTTGATGAGATCGAGAGCAAGGGAGGGCGGGCGTTGAGCCCGCCCGCGTCATCAGGTGTCAGCCGAGGCCGAGAAGTAGGCCGTCACGATGCCGAAATCCTTCTGCGTCGTGCCCATGTTGCCGCTGGCGTTGTTGGCCCAGCGGACCTTCTCGATGCCGTGCGCCATCTCGATGCCGACGCCGGAGAAGTAGCCGTAGTCGTCCTCCTTCTTGGAGGTCGGCGTCGGCATCTCCTTGTTGACGTAGGCGATCGCCTGGCAGCCGCAGAGGAAGTTCACGCCCACGTCCGACGACGAATTGCCGACGCCGACAAGCGTGGTCTCGGTGTTGACCGACGACGAGAACTTGGCCACCTCGAACTCGGGGATCTCGCGGAAGATGATGCCATCATAGATGATGTCACCGTCCTGGAAGATCGGGTTGGCGTTTACGTCGCGCGGGCGCGCGTCGCGGTTCGCCGCGGCGATCGTCGTGTCCTTCTTGAGATCGCGGAAGCAGCGCGGGTGCGTCATCATCACGAAGTATTCGCGGCCCTGCGTGCCGGTCTTGAATGGACGGATTCGCGGGTAGGCCATGCGAGCCCGACGCTTCAGGAGATGCACTGACGCTGCCGTCAGCTTGTCGTTGGTCGTGTCGATGTTGGCCAGCGCCGCCGAATGGTCGTTGGCCGAATGGTTCGAGATCGCGTTGCCGAACAGCACGCGATCCGTATTGGCCGCAAGCCACGCATCCTTCGTCGCCTCGGACGCGTCGGTGTAGTTGGTCGTTCCCATCTTGTGGAACGCCTCGATGATCTGATACTTGATCTTTTCCGACGCCCAGGAGCGCAGCAGCGGGCGCTTGGCGGCCAGCAGGTTGTTCGCCGACTTCTCCCGCTCCTTCTTGCTCGTCTCGACGGCGTGGCGGTAGAACTCCCACGACACGTCAAAGTAGTACTGATCGAGCGCTTCCTCGTTGCCGCTGAGGCGGGTATTGCCGCTCACGCCCTCGCTCTGGAGGTCGAGCAGCAGAGGAATACGGATCGTATAGCCGTCAGAGCGCAGGTCGTTCTTGACGTGGATGATGTCCATCTCCGACGTGCCCATGTACGGGGCAAAGCCGGACTCGCGGACATACGACTTCATGAAGTCCCGCTGCCATTTGGTCAGCTCGAGACCGGAAAGAACGGTGGTTTCCATTTAGGTTGGTTCCCGTGATGGCTGATTAGCCGCCGGGACGCGCGAACACGGAATCGGCGGCGGTCTGCGGATCGAGATGCCCCCCCTGGCGCCCTGTCGGCGTGCCGTTCGCCAGCGTTCCGGGGAACGTCGGCCGCGGCTGTCCGCCACCGGCTTTGAGTTCGGCCAGCACCTTCTGGCGCTCCTCCTCACGGATGCGCTTCTCGTAGCTGTCCACGTCACTGCCGATGCGGGTCAAAGCCTCCTGACGCTTGTAGGCGTCGATCAGCTCGCCGTAGGGATCGCGGGCGTTGAGGAAGAAATGCTGTGCCGCGCCGGTCTGGATCGCCCACTGCTGGGCTTTCTGGACCAGATCATCGCCGAACTGGCGACGCGCCCAGACCTCGCTCATGTTGGCGATCTGGTCGCGGACCTGAAGCTGCATTGCCTCCTGCTGCCGCTGGATCTGCGTCTGCTGGAACCGTGCCCACCCTTCCGGGTCGACATAGGGGTCCGGCATCGCCTCCTGCTGCGGCTGCGCCTGCTGAGGGGGGCGCTGGTACATCTGCTGAAACGCCTGCATCTGGCCTTGTAGGGCCGCCAACTGGCGCTCGGCCTCTTGTCGCTTCTGACGCTCACTCTGAAGCTCAGGCAGCGGGATCAGGCGCGGCTGTTGCTGGGGCGGCGTCTCGGGCTGCGAGGCTTGCGGCGGCGGCTCCGGCTGTGCCGGCTCTGCCTGCTGCGGCTCGTCCACGGGCTGGTTATGGACGGACGTGAACCGTCCGGCCTCGTCCCGCGGCTGGGCTGCCTCCGGTGCGACGGGCTCCGCACCGCTGTCGTGGCTGTCCTCAACGTCGTCGCGTGCGAACACGCTGTCGAAGCCCTCATCGGGCCTGCCAGTATCAGTCTGCATGTTTCCTGCTGTCCGCTTTATCGTAGCTGGTCACGGGATCGTCGCTTTACGCCCGACGTGGCGAGGTCGCGGGATTACGCGCCCGCAATCGCGAGGAACGCCGGTTGAGCCGGCGAGGCTACGCACGTGGTCTGCTTACTGGTCCTTGCGATACCCGTCGGCATCGCGAAGCTTGTCGATGATGTCCTGATCGCGCCCGACGACACGGGCGGGGCGGGTCTCGCCGGTCCTGGCATCCGTCAACGAGATGCCGTCCAGCGCCTTGCGCGTCTCCGTGGCGCCGTCCGCGCCGTAGCGGATCCACTGGTAGATTTCCTCGGCGCGGGTCATGAGCGCGTCACCCGACAGCCCTTCCTGGCGAGCGGCCTCCAGCGCCTTGAGCCTCAATTCCTCATGCAACATCACGCGGCTTCCTTTTCCTTGGCCGACTTGGCCTTGTGCTAGAGCATCTTCCGGTCGTGCTCGGCCTGGCGGTCCATGCGCTCGAGCTCCATCCGATGCTTCTCCTGCTCGAACTGGAGGCGCGTTCGGTCGGCGTCAAGCTCCATGATCTTGAGGTTGCGCTGTGTTTCGGCCTCAAGCTGTTTCTGCTCGAGGTCGAGCTGCTTGAGCTGGAAGTCGGCGCCCTTCAACTGCATGTCCGCCTGGAACTTCATCTGATCCTGCTGCGCCTTGGCCTGCATCTGCTGCATTTGCGCCTCGGCCTTGATCTGCTCCGGCGGCGGGCCTTGCGGCTGCGTGGCCTGCATCGCCTCGTCGATCATCTTGAGCAGGCGATCCTTGTTGTTCACGTTAGACAGCTCGATGAGCAGCTTGCCCGCCGGCGAGAATGCCGCCTCGCCCATGCTCGAGAAGTGCTGCATCAGCTCCTCGTTCATGACGATGGTGTCGGGGCCTTCATCGAGGATGATGTCCACGTCGATCTGCGCGACCACGTTCTGAGCCATGATCTGGCCCGTCATCGGGTCCATCTCGTACTGGTTCATGCCGACGAACTGCACCGCGTTCTGGTCGTCCGTGATGCGTATCCACTTCTCACCCTGCCAGGCCTGACGGATGCGGCTCCACATCTTGCGATAGCAGCGGAGCTTCCAGTCGCGCTGGCGCTCGAATACCGGCGAAAGCTCGGTCATGCCGCTGTCGCGCTGAGCCAGAAGCGCGCGGCCCGATGCACCGTCAACGCCTTCGCCCTGACCGACCAGCCCAGGGTTCGGGCCGTAGTTTTCCATCTCGGACAGCGCCATCGAATGCCGCTCGGCCTCGCCGCGCATCTCGACGGTATCGTCAACAAGGCCGATGTCCTCGCCCCATTTCGTATGGGCGGCGATCTTGATCTTGCCGTCCGGGCGAGCGATCGACTGCGAGAACTCGTCCACATCGTCAACCGCGCCTTCCTTGTAGAAGAACTGGCGGGTGCTCAGGCGATGCAGGAACTTGGAGGCGCTGTAATTGATCTCGTCCTGAATGCTCTTGAGCGTGCGGACGAGGCCGTAGCGGTCGCCGCGCTCATCGACGTAGGGCGACCACGCTTCATAGGGGCAATCGGGCGTGTTCTTCTCGCCGGTGTAGGGCGACCAGCCCTTTTCGAGCTCCACCTCGCCCGTGAAGAAACAGAAGTACCAGCCGAAGCCCTGCATGTGCGGCGCGAGGCTGCGCTGCTCCCAGAACTCGACCACGCGGACGCGCCGGCCCTCGAAGTCGCCCCACTGCTCCTGACGATCGTGCTCGATGATGGCCGACGACGTTCCCGCCTCGGCGTCCATCATGCTTTCGAGCGCTTCGGCCGCATGGCCCCACCGCTCCTTGGCCTCGTCGATGTCGAACCAGAGATGCAGGCCCAGGTAGCGGGCATCGCTTAAATCAGGCTGGATCGATCGCGGGTCATAGAAGAAGCGATCGACCGGGACGTGACGGATGGCCGGATCGCTGCCCTCGATGCCGATGAACGCCACACCGATGCCGCTCACCAGAGCGTCGTGCATCACGTCGGACGAGATTTTTTCCCAGCGGCTCTGGTCGCAGACGTAGCGCAGACCGGCCGTGGCCACGTCGGCGTCCTTCTCGTGCTGCGGCGTCCGCGGGTAGGCCTTCGGGTCACGACGCAGGCGCTGCTCGGTGCCAACGAGAAAGTCGATCTTGCGCTTGATGCGGTTGCGCACCGTCGCCTGCTGGCCGCGGCGTTTCAGGCGCTCGACTTCGATGTCTGTCCACTGCTTGTCGTGGTAATACTTCCGCGCCTCGCGGGCTTCCTCCTGCTCCTGCCGCTTGTTGGTCTCGTAGGCACGAAACCAGCGGCGCTTGCGGTGGAGGCCGGGCTCGTCCTTCTTGTCGGCGACAGAGCCGGTCACGGCGTACGACTGCACTTAGACCCTCCAGCTCTGTTCGCTTGACTGGCTTGCACGGCGATAGCCGTCCGATGGCGTCTTCTTGACCTGCGGCGCCTTGCGCACCCAAGGACGCGACATGCAGGCATAGCGCCACTCATCGCCGGCGTGGTCTTCGCCGTCCGAGTCGATATCCTCGGGTCTGTCCTTGTCGTGCTGCAGGGCTGGGATCGTCCTGATGCTGTCATGGCACGTCGAGAACGTGACCAGCATGGGGTGCCCATCCTCATCGCCAACGAGCCTGCCGCGCATCTGGTCCCAGCCACCCATGGCGCCGCGCTGAGACACGCGCGCATTGTCAGCCGGTCGGAACGTGACCTTCTCTCGCGCCATGGCCTGAGCAATCGACTCGCCGCCGTCTTCTGCGAACGCTGCCGGGTCGAGCACGCGATAGCTGAGCTTCACTGTGTCATTGACCTCGCGTTCCTTGATGCCGCGCGCCACAGCGTCGGCGTGGAGCTTTAGGCCTTCGTTCGGCTTCTTGGCGCCGTACCATTCACGGTAGCGGACAAGGCAGCCACGCGGGATCTGGACGCGG